ATGGGCAGCCGATGTTTAGCGAAATGTAGTTTTTCGCTCTATGTAATTTTGTATCGGAATGGCTAAGACCTATAAGAACTATCCGGATGCGGTAAGTAAAAATGCGAAGAGGGGGATAGAGCTTAACGAAGCTGTAAACAATAGGTGCGCTACTCAGGTAGGTAAGGTCAGAGCGCAGCAGCTGGCCAATAGGGAGGCGATAACTTACGACACCGTTAAACGGATGTACAGTTATCTAAGTAGGGCGGAGACCTACTATGACGAGAATGATACGAAAGCCTGCGGGACTATTTCGTATTTATTGTGGGGCGGCTTGGCCGGGAAGCGATGGGCAAAGAGTATAATAGACGAAGAAGAAAAGAGTATGAGCGGTACGCTATTGCATAAGGGCTTTAACGATCCTTCCATGATTGTAAAAGACGTGGACGGAAAAAAGGGCGTAGTGTCTGGCTACTTCTCTAAGTTCGGGAACGTAGACAGCCACAACGATGTAATGGCCAGGGGCGCTTATTCTAAGTCTATTGCTGAGAACGGACCCAACGGAAAAGGGCGTATTGCTCACCTTTGGAGCCATTCAAGCTACGAGCCTATCGGTAAGCTAATGGAGCTTGCAGAAGACGATTACGGCCTATACTTCGTTAGTAAGCTGGTCGATAGTGCAAAGGGCCGGGACGTGATGGCCTATTACGAGGCTGGAATAATTAACGAGCATTCCGTAGGCTTTTCTATTGTTAAGATGGCTTACGAGATGGATGACGAGGACAAGCCCAAGTACGAGCGCGTCCGCACCATTACCGAGGCTAAATTGTGGGAAGGTTCAAGCGTGGTCATAGGGGCCAACGCCGAGACGCCTACAGTATCGGTTAAGTCCGGGGACGAGGTTAGTAACCTTGTAGAACGCCTGGGCAAAATGCAAAAGCTACTCCGGTCGGGTTCTACCTTGACGGACGAGGCTTTTACACAACTTGAGATCGAATGCACCCAAATACAGAAGGCGCTTAGTTCACTCGTAACAGAGGAGCCGCACACGCACTCCGAAGAAACCGAGCCGGATTTGCTGGACATTTGGAACCGCATCAATTCAAATAAAGTCTAACCCTGCATTTTTCAAGAAAATGAATGCTGAAGAACAACTGAATAAGATTGCTTCGGACGTTTCCAGCTCTGTAGAAAAAACCAGAGAAGAGCTGAACGGCCGCATCGATGCAATCACAAAGGGCCAAGCTGATTACAGAGGCCAAATCGACAAGCTGACCGACCTGGTTAAAGAGGTACAAGGCAACAGCGAGGAAGTACAGAAGCACAGCGACAAGCTGGACGCTCGTCTAAAAGAGCTTACCAAGAATGGTATGGCTACAACAAAGGCGGCCGAGCTGACTACTTCCGAGGCTATGGCTAAGAGTATCGTAGAGAACCCAGAGTACGAGGCTTACAAGAACGATCCTTCAATTCATAAGGGTATTCGTATTCCCGGTATGCTCACTAAGACTGTGGGTACTATGACCTTCGCGGCTTCCACTACCGGAGACGTAGCCGAGCAAACTCGTTTGCCCATCCTTCCAGACGTAGACCGTCCTAACCGTGTCCGTAACTTCATTCCCCAGGGAACAATGATCGGAGACAGCGTACGGTATGCTAAGGTAACTGGCGGCGAAGGCACAGCCGGCAACCAGACCGAGGGTCTTGCAAAGAACCAGATCGACAAGGACATGGCCGAGCAGACATTTAACGCTCAGGTAATTGCTGCTTTCGCTCGCATCTCTACGCAGATGCTGGACGATATCAGCGGCATGACTTCCTACCTTTCGTACGAGCTTACACGCTTGCTCATGAACCAGGAAGACAGCCAGCTGCTTACTGGAGACGGAACGGGTACTAACCTCTACGGACTTGCCGCCGCTGCTGCTGATTCAAATGACCTCAGCACTACAGCCAACTGGGAAGAGCCTAACAACTGGGACTGCATTCAAGCGGCTTCCGGCTACTTGGCTTCTCAGGACTTCATGGCCGACTGTGTAATGGTGAACCCTACCGACTTCTTCGCTATGATCGGTTCCAAGGGATCTAACGGCCAGTACGTAGCGCCTTACTACTTTGACGCTGTTCAGAACACTTATACCCTCTTCGGTATGCCTGTTTATCACAGCTCAGCAGTAGCAGAAGGTTCTTTCTTCGTGTTTGACAAGGCCGCAGCGTCTCAGCTGTTCCAGCGTTCTGCACCTTCCGTACAGTTCTTCCCTCAGGACTCTGACAACGCTCAGAAAAACCTGGTTACTGTCCGCGTAGAGGAGCGCCTGGCGCACGTTCGTAAGCACGATAACGCGGTATTTACCGACACGTACGCGAACGTCAAGTACATCATTACTCCTACATAGTAGAGTAGTGTAACTTACTAAGGGGGCTTCGGTCCCCTTTTTTTATGCTCAAATGTTAAAGTCTGGGCGCAAATGTTAAAATGCTTGTAGGGTATATGGAGGCGTTGCACCTTTGATACATCAAACAACCTAAAAACACCGACATGCTTTCAGTTACAATCTTCATGCAGGACGAGCTCAACGGAAACAAAGTAGAGCGCACAATCGATGGATCAAACCTGATGGTCGCAGACAACTCAACCTTTGGATGGGAGTGCAACAAGATCGGAACCTCAGAAGAGATTGAGAACAACCTGAACAACTGGATAAAGGAAAGAGGCAACCAACAGCACGAAACGCTGCTAACCTTAGAGGGTTGGAGGATCAACAAGTAAGACAAGCCCCTCCGGGGGCTTTTTTATTGCCCTATCTTTGCGTCAGCTTACTTTCATGTTTTCCATGTCTGTTTAGTGGTTTGGTGGTAGCCCCGTGTAATGCGGGGCTTTCTTATGCCGTAACTTTGAAGCATGAGAATAGACCATACAGTAACGGCGGTTACTACGGCTAACATTATCAGCCGTGCAGACTTTCGCACCTATGCCCGCGCCGTAAACATTACCGGCGAAGATGACCTAATAGATAGGCAGTTAGAGGCGTCAACCAGATATGTAGAGACCTACATAGGCCAGAGCTTGAACGAGAACCGAATGCAGGCGATCCTTTGGGACTTTGATGACGACCGAGACATGGACGCCGGAGAGCTTAGATACGTGCTTCCTATGGGTCCGGTAAGCTCTATTACTTCCGTAGTAGGTCAGGACCTGGAAGGGGCGAACACTACCCTAACAGCAGATACGGACTACTATCTACTAACCGGGGGACGGCTTCGCATTCCTTCGCCTACGGCCTACTCTACTTATACGGTTAATTATGTGGCCCAACTGTCCTACGTTACCGAGAACGTAAAAGAGGCTATTATTAAGATATGCGCCGAGCTGTACCAGAACCGAGGCATAAGCGTAACGGGTACTATAGTAAGTAACCTTAAGGCGGATCTAAACAGCCTGCTGGCTAAGGAACGTACTAAGCTCTTCCTATGAATCCGGGGTTATTAAATGAACAAGTAACGTGCTACGCCTACACTACTCAGGCGGATAGTATGGGCGGCTTCCGGTCTAAGGAATCTGTAAGTTTTACGGACTGGGCAAACGTCAAGCGGTTAGGCAGTTCTAAGAACGCGGACGATGCGCGAGTACTGAACGTGGCCAGGTATGAAATTACCATGCGGTCCCGATTGGATTGGTCGGGAGATATTGACGGCCCAGACTTTCCCAGCGATGTATTTAGAATAGAATACCGGGGCAGAAGCCTAAGCGTAGACGGTCCAGCCATAGAGGGGCCAGATAGGGCCTTCGTAACTTTCCAGGCAGTAGAGCGGCAAGCGTAGTGCGTATAGAGTTCAAAGTAGACCAGCGCGAAATAGACAAGCTCATGCGCGACCTATCGGCCTACGGCGGCCGAGTGGCTAAGAAGATAGAGCAGGAAACCGGGTACGCTGCCTTAGAGGTCCAGCAGTTAGCAGCACGTAAAGCACCCCACAACCTGGGCCGGTTAGGTTCATCCATACAAGTACAAAGGCAAGCGCGATCCGTTAAGATTAGCAGAAGGCTCAGGGGCCAAGCTGCGCGGGTTACTTATATAGTTGGTACGGCTTTGAAGTATGCGGCCGCTGTAGAGTTCGGGAGCGTTCCACATTGGGCGCCTATCGGACCGTTAAAGCAATGGGCTAAGAGAAAGTTAGGAGACGAGGGCGCGGCCTATGCTGTCCAAAAGACCATAGCCAAAAAAGGTACAAAGCCTCAGCCGTTTTTAAGACCGGCCTATAAGAAGGTTATACCAGGCTATAAAAAACAGATTAAACGCATACTAAGGTCCGTTAGATGAAGGTAGGGGTTTGGATGCCGCTGTACGGCCGTCCGTTAGTTCTAAGAGCTGCTTTAGAGAGCTTTAAGGCCATGCGTATACGTTGGCGAAATATGGGCATAGAGTTAGAGCTATGCGTAGGCTGGTCTTTGCCCGATGACCTTACCCAGGTGGTAAACCATTACGGCTACCCTTATGCTTCTGTATTTGCCGAGAATGACCCTTTAAGCTATAAGCAGGAAGCTATTTTAGATATAATGCGCGGGCGGTTTGACTACTACCTACAAATAGGCTCGGACGATGTGTTTATAGAAGAAGCAGACATTTATTACGAAGAGGCCCTAACCAGAGGGGTACAGTATGTAGGATGCCGGTCCGTTTACTTTATAGAGCCGAGTACCCAAAGGGCAGTAAGTACGGCTATGACCCATACAAGCGTAAACAGCGTTTTCGGAGCGGGTAGGCTATGGAGCGCCGAGGCTATGGATAAAGTGTTAGAGAACGGCCCTATATGGCCCAAGGCTATGAATAACCAGCTGGACCTACTAAGCGAAAAGCAGTTTAAGGCCGCTGGGGTATGGATGGAAACCTTCGAAGAGGAACGGCCGTTTATTGTGGACATTAAGAGCG